TGCCGATCATCTCCCAATACATGTAGGAGTCGTGCGCATACTTGGAATCGAGAATCGTTTGGTATACGCCGACCACTTCGGCCACAGTGTTCTCGATCGACTTGTCTTCTTCCCAGCCCGGAATGTCTTCTGGCGAAAGCTTCAGCGCCGGCAGGAAAACCGTCGGAGACACCCACGTGCCTTGCGTGACTTCCTTTGCGAGACCGAGGATCGAAAGCCTGCCAAGTAGCGCTTGAGACGCCATCGATTACTCCTTCGCGGCCTGCGCCGCGACTGCGGCGGCCTGGTGTTCGGTTGGCGCGACGCCCGACGCGAGGGCCGATCCGTCTTCATTGCATGGCGTGCAGCTCAGCGAGTCCATGACCTGCGGCACGGCCTGATCTGCCGGGAGCACAATCTCGTGCACGTCGCCGTGCTTGTGACGCAGCCGCAAAGTCGGCCACTTCATCACGTGTCCGCTGATGTTCTTCAGCTCGCGGCGCACCCAACCGATGCGCGCGGCGCGCTCTTGCGGCGTCTCCTGCGGCGCAAGTGTAGTCTCGGCAACCACTTCGTCGACAGGCTCGGGCGCTGGCGCAACGGAAGCGGGCGCAGGCTTCGCGACTGCGGGCTTCGGCTCCGGTGCGGGCGCTGGCTCTGACGCGGTATCCGCGGTTTCCGTTGGAATTTCGTCTGCCATTCCTACCTCAGTCGTCAATCGGGAGCTGATCCGCGCCGTAGTGGATCGTGGCCACCATCGGCTCACCCGATTCCAAGAGGTCCTCCGGATTGCCCTGAAATTTCACGCGCGGGAAAGACTCCTCTTCGCCGACGGCCATCGCCCAGCCGTGCGTCTTGTCGATCGGTCCGGCTTGAACCCGCTGAAAGCATCGGTCAATGCCTGCTTCGAAATCGAGGAGTGCTTGCTGAGCGTTGCCGGTCGAATCCGTGAACGACCAATAGATCACCGCAACGAACCAATGCCGCGCAAATAGCTGCCCGGTGTCCCAGCGACTGAAATCCTGTTCCTTTTGGTAGTCGTGCGCTATGTACACGTACTTGCCGCGAGGCATCGTCTCGGGTAGCGGCAACCCGGCCATGTTCTCGGAGCCGCCGATGCCGTCGAAGACGCCGCCATTTGCAGTCAGCAGCGGCGGACACCCGGCCGCCGCGGGCGCACCGGTATCGGTATTCCACCAGGCGAACTCGTCGGTAAGCGCAGCGCTCCAAACAGCCGTAAACGGCATCAGTCATCCCCGCGCATGTATTCGCTGAGCAATTCCGCCTGCTTGTGGCGCAACCACTCAATCGAGAGGCCGCTACCGTGCTGTTCGGGGGTCAGATCAGTCAGAGCCATGATTACGGCTTCGTAGATCACGGCCTTTTTCAGATCCTCGGGCGGCGTCGCACTGCTGCCGTTTGAATAGCCGCCGCTGTATGTGACCTGAACCGTTGAGCCGATCGGCACGTAGGTTCCGAGCGCAAAGCGCACGAACCCCGTTTCCACTTCGTACTCCTGAATCGTGGTCGGCACGACTTGCGCGCTGCCGCCGACGTCACGGTAGATCGTGATGGCCGTGATGTTGTTGATCGCGCTCGACGGGCTCCCGCCGTTCACCCAGTAATCCTGGTATCGCGCCGGGTATTCGTCGAGCCACACAGCGCGCACGAGGTCCGTGGAGCCCAGAGACTGTGCGCGCGAGAGTCCGATGCTCGCGGGAAGATCAAGCGGAACCCAAATGTCAGATTGCGCGTCCGGATCAACCGCCTGCGCGCGATGGTTCTCCACCAGACCAGTAAAAGAATCGAGCCGTCGCCGTACATATGTCTCGACAGCTCGCGTCGCTTCTTCGCACAGAATCGCCTCTTCCGTCCCGCCGAGATTGGTGTACGCCTTGACGGCGTCCGCCAGCGGACGGGATGTGATGTCCGAGAAAGTGATGAGCGCCATGCGCCCTCCGTTTACGCCGACTTGCCGGCGTTTTCAGCCTTGATGGTCGGAGGTGTTGCGGGTGCCGCGGGCGCTTCTGCAGCGGACGCACTGCCACCGCCACCGCCAGCCAACTCCCACAGACGACCGCGCGAATTGTGGTGCTGCAGAACGTCGGCGAGTTCTTGCTCTGTCGCAAGCACTTCGACCACGGCGCCCTTCTCGACGTTGTCCGCGGTCTTTGTCTCGTCAGACGCGAGCATCAGTGAGACGCCCTGGTCGCCCTGCAGCGCACGCAAAGCCATTTTGCTGCGTTCGTCGGATCGGGTGATGATGTCTGCCATTTGTCAGTCCTCTCAGGTGGTGGTTCGGTTGGTCTCGATCCCCAAAGGGTGAGCCGGTTTTTGAACCGACCCACCCGAGAGGGGGCGAGGAAGTGGTGGCGGCTTACAGGCCGTTGGCTGTGACCCGTCCGTAGCGTGCGACGTACTTCGCACCACGGATCGCAAATGCCGTGTCGGAGAACACTGCGAAGGGCAGCGTGTCTGGCGCGGTGCTTGTGCGGGCGAGGTCCTCGACTTGGCAGTCGCGGATGTATGGACGCACGAGATAGTCCTCGTCTTGCGGGACCAGGAAGATGTCCTCGTCGCTCGCACCGCGGGGCTTCTGACCGTTGGCACCGACGTACGCCGACGGGCCGGTTTGACCGCTGCTGTTGGTCAGCAGGTTCGTGCCGGTGTCGATGATCGACGTGACGGCCGTGCCGCCCTTGTCGTATGCATCGACGACGCCGATCAGGGTCTCGGTGCCGGTCGTGGTTGAGCTGTACACCTTGTACAGGATTGGACCGGCGCTGTCGGGTCCCGTCGGGGTTGAGAACGTCAGCGTGATGGCGCTGGTGTTCGTGCCGGGTGTGCCCGTGGCCTGACTGACTTCGGTCGACGCTTGCGACAGACCGGACCGCGCGAACACAGCGCTGATCTGGTAGTAGTTCGTCGTCGAGTCCGCGATCGTTCCGCCCGTGCTCGCCGTGCTGTGAGACACGGTGCCCATTTGGATACCCGTCGCACCAACGAAGGACGATTCGACGATCGGCACGCCCTTGTATGACGGAACGAGCAAACCCGCTGCGACTTCGATCTCGCCCAAGAACCGCTGATTGTTCGTGAGCAGTGCTTCGACCGCGAGCTTCATGCTCGGCGACATGACGAACATCCACGGAGCTGCCATGACGGGCATTGCGGCGCGCTTCGTGATGGACGCGATCAGAGTGTCGAGGTTCGACAGCGCGACCGCGGTCGAACTCGAGTTCTGATATGCGTTCTGCGACGAACCGCTGTACGTGTTGACCTGGCTGTCGAGCGAGTCGTGCTGAGGGTATTGACCGGACGCAGTCGCGGCAGCATTGCCCCAGCAGATACCCGTCTCGATGTCCCATTGCTGAGACATCAGGGCGCCTTCTTCTTCTTTTGCCTTCAGGTCACCGATCACTCCGCGAGTCACCGCTTGCGCGAACCCGGTCACACCGCCCAGCGTCTGATACAGCGCGATCGGGAAGTTCGATTGCGTGTAGGTGCTGTTGGTGATGCTTCGTGCTCCACCGTCTGCAACGTTGCCGCCGTTTGGCAGCGCGGTGCGAACGTTGAAGTAGAACGTGTTGGTGTCCCACTCAACCGACGGCGTCGCCATCAAGAGAGGGCTAAACCGGCGTACCTGCTCCTGCAGGAACGGGTCGATCTGCTTGGGAATGAGTGCACTTGCGCCTGACGCAGTTAGTGCCTCATGGAGTTCAGACGGCATTACGCTGTCCCTTTTCCGTGAAGTTGCTGATGAGGATGGGGTGTCCCGTTAGGGACGGCCGGAACGGATCGCCCGACGACGGACCGACACGCTTCCTTGCGGGTACTGCTCGTTGATCTCGGCCGCGCGTGACGAACGAGCCTCTTTGAGCGCCGCTTGGCTGAACATCGGCGCCTTCGGTGCGCCTTCTTTGGGCTTGTCCTCGCCGTGGTTCTCGACGAGACCCTTGCGATCCGGCAAGATGCCGTTCTCGCGGAGCACCTTGACGATCGTCAACTCGACTTCGCTTTGCTGACCCACGGCGTTCTGTGTGGCGTTGCCGCCCTCCGCCGTGCCGCCTGCTGGCGCTGTCTCGGTTGTCGTCGCTGCGGGTGCAGCTTCTGTGATGTTGGTGGGTGCAGCCGCGCCGCGCGCTGCTGCCATTCCTGCCTTGAACCCTTCAAGGTTCGCCTCGGTGATCGACTTTGCGAATGCCTCGGGGCTGAGGTGAAATGTGGGCTCGTTCTCCGTGACGCCGCTCGGTGCTGGTGTGGCGGCGCCGTTCGCGGCGGTCTCGGACATGACGTTCTCCTTTTGCGACGCTTCCATCGCGTCGTCGTTTGGCAAACCTGTTCGCGTCTCGTCCTTGCCCGCGTCGGGATTGAGACGCACATCAGTCACGGGTGACACCACGCCGCAACTCGGGCAGCGCATGGCGTCGATATCTCCGTCGTTGTCGGGGTCGAGCAGTTGCGCCGGCGACGGACCGCCGACCATGTAGGCCTCGACCTCAGCGCCGATCTTCTTCATCGCCGCTTTGATTCGTGCCCGGACCTTCGCGAGGTCCGCAGCGGAGTACAGCGAGGCGTTGTCCTTCTGATTGATGTAGCCCCAGGCGGCGCGGATGTGCTTCTCGGTGTCGAGCGGATACCGCTCCTTGCCGTCCTTTTGGTATCCGGGGTCGGCGTACGTCACGTTGCCGTACGGCTTCTTGTCGGCCTCGTCGACCCATGCGACGGCGATCGCCTCGTCGATTGCTGCGGTCTGCACCGGCGCCGATTCGACGAACTGACGCGCTCCTCGGGCACTGGATGCCGTCTCGACCGTGCGCATCCCGGCCACCACAACACCGGGGTTCAGGGTTGCATCTAGCCCGACAATGTCCATGTCGTCGGCGGTCTCACCGAGTACGTCGCCGCTCGCGTCCTGAACGACGCGCACATCCCCTAGCCATTCACCGCGAATGGATTGCGACTTGATGAACCCTTCTTTGTAGAGCGCTCGCATCTCCTGGCCGAGCTGTGTCGGTGCGAAGGCAGCGTCGTACTCGATGTCGCCAGTGGATTCGTTCTGCCAGACCTTCGTGAGCCTGGCAAACACGCGGTCCGACCGGTCGTCCCACGCGTCCCCATGTGATGCCGCCATCGAGATCGGAGTACCGCTGGCGAGTCTTCCCTGCATCCGGTTGACTGCGTTGGCAAGGTTTTCGCGGGTGTAGATGCGACCGTTGCGCGATGTGCAAGGACCGATCGCTACTCCGGTCATCGTCCCTGCGTTCACGACGCGAATCACACGGCGCGTGATTGCTTGCCCTTGGCAAATAGCAACGCGTGCAATGGTCCGCGGCGATGACGACGTACAACCTGGCCAACTTCCCCGAACTACTTGAGGCGATCAACAAGGCGACGAACGGAGAGGATGTCACGGTCGCGCTGACCGTCGAATCCCTGACTGACGTCGACATCTTGGACCTCGGCGATGGCCAGACCCTAGTCTGGGATGCAGCCGCCAAAGCATGGAAGAATCAGACGGCGAGCGGCGGCGGCGGCGTCACTTCATACAACGGTCGGACAGGAACGGTCACTCCACACCCGGCCGACAGTCTTCGGCCGACGTCTCAGTTTGACGTCACGCTGTATGGGGCAACGGGCGACGGCGTCACGGACGACACAACGGCGATCAATGCTGCAATTGCGGCCCTTAACGCCAACAGTGGCGGCGAACTGTTCTTTCCTTGGGCGGCGGCTGGTAACTACATCGTGACTGCGGCCCTGACGGCCATCACGGCAGCGGCTGAGATTTGCGGCGACTACGGCACGGTGCTGACCTGCGCGGGCGGACACCTGACGGGCAGCACGAATTTTCTCACGCTGGGCGACAACTGCGAAGTCGAGGACTTGCAGTTCGCGGTCAACACCGGCAACGGCGGCGCAGTCATCGCGCTCAACGGAGCAAATAACAAGGTCTCGCACTGCACATTCCTGTCTGGCACGGTAGGCATCGGCGTCCGGTGCTCCAGCACGGAGCAGGAGGTGCATTCCAACCTTTTCAACGGCATCAATTGCGGCATCGCGACTGTCCAGCTCGACTTCGGGGCGTTCCGGTGCCACGTACACGACAATACGTTCGAGGCGGTCAACGCCAGCACGGCGCCGCTGTTTCTTATCAAGGCCAACGAGGGAGAGTTCACGATCGTGGACAACATCGCGGCCAACAGCGGTGCGACCAACTCGGTCGTGATCGAATCGGGGACGATCACCGGCTGGTGCCTCATCTCTAGCAACGGGTTCGAAGGCTACCCGATCAGTGACTCCAGTACACCACTGGGCACCAAGGTAATCGTCGACAACCCGATCCGCGCCGGAGCGCCGAATACAAATTTCGAGGCAGGTGGGGAGCCGTCTCGGGCCCTGAACACTCCGTATACCAATGGGGCACTGCGACGCACTGTTTCTGTAAGCATCGAGTTGACCCCCGCTGTCGGCGGCCAGGCATACGCCGGGTACAGCACGACCGTTGGCGGCACGGCTGTCACGGTCACCGATTGGGTTGGTTCACCCGCTGGCTCAACGGGTGCGCAGAGGTTTTCCTTCTCATTCGATGTCGACCCCGGTGCCACGTACGAGATCACGGATGATCTTGGAACCGGCGCGAGCGACGGCCTGGTCGGCGTTGTCGAGGTGGACTGGTAAGTCTTCGCCATGGCTGAACTGCGTCAGGCCCGCGAAGTGCCGCACGACTGTCAGATCCCGAAGCCGATGCCGAAGTCATGGCAGTGTCCCCAATGCGGACGCTATTGGCGGCGGATCAGCAGCGTGGGCGCTGCACGCGAGCAATTCGGCGAATAGCCTGACTGGTTGGGAGTCGAACCCTCGCCTCTCACAGCACGATGAGCGCTCATCGTCACGGTCCCGCCACTACCGTTTCGCGTCAGACTGACGGACTATCGCATATCCGGAGCGACCGCACACCGACAACGCGGGTGCACTGGGACATCAGGCGTCACGTCGACCGCATACGGACCATTGTCTGCAGCGCTCTCGCAGTCAGGACACGGATCGTCGGCCGTGAGAATGTCCACCTTCTCGACGCCTTCGGAGTCGTACAGCGCGAGTGATCCTTGCGTCGAGGCGTTGCTGATGGCGCTATCGAGCATCAGCGCGGCCATGCTCTGATCCCCGGTGATTGCGTCGTTGACGATACCCAAGACGTCCTTGCTGTTCAATCCCTGTTCAACCGCGTCGCCCAGCTTCTGACCGAGTTGGTAGACCATGCCATTCACCTGCTGCGCCTGCCACGAGTTCGGGTCGAGCCATCCCGGCAACTTGTCGAGATTGCGCAAGGCCGACAGCGCCGAGTCGAACGTCAAGCCGTACGACGGGATGACCTTTGCGCCGCTCTCCGTCGCAATCCATATCTGACCGATCGCCGAGCCTTGGGCTGCGCCTTCTTCCATGGCGCCGCGCGTCACCTTGGCCCATGTGCTGCGGATGCTCGCGGGGATGCCTTCGAAAACCTTGCGGATCTTGCTGGCGATGTCATCGCCTTCGGCCTCATGCGGTTTGATGGCGCGCGCGATCTCTGGCGCCGCCCAGCGAGCCATATCGCGCCAGATGGGCTGCGCCTTCACTTCCCAACGGCGGTCGAGGTCGCGGCGGTGCTTGGCTTGCGTTGCCATGACGCCGGCGCGCTTGCCGGTCAATCGCGCGGCCTCAAGCAAGATCGTCGGAGCCGCGGCGGTTTGGTCATGGACTGTCGCGGCGCTCTCCGTTGCAGCGCGTAGCCATGCTTCCACGAACGCCGGCGCAGGGAACACATCCTCGCCGACCTCTGCGTAGCCGCCCGCAAAGGCACTGCGAATGTACGTCTCGATCACGTAATGGTCACTTGCAAACAGGTCTCGCACCCATGGCAGATGATCTCCACCGTCTCGCCGATCGGGTACCGCGTCGCCAGATTGTGCAGATGTCCGCATGAATTGCATGTGATCTTCACGTGCCAGAAGTGACCGACCTTCACAGGCTCAAGCGGCCAGTCCGTACCGCTCTGCTGCGCAACACCTTGCCGCATCGCCTCGCGCAACTCCGCGCGCTGTCCCGCGTCCATCAGAATCCGCCGCCGTGCTTATGGACGCCGCCCAATTTGAACCGGTGGATCGCGCCCTTCTTCGGCTTGAGCTGAGACGCCTTCGGCTTGACCGCCTTGGGCTTCTTGGCCGTTGTCGCCTTGGGTGCCTTCGGGGGTTTCGGTGCCTTCGGCTTTGGCGTTGCATGGTGCGTCGTCGCCTTCTTGCGCCACGTCACCAGCTCCACCTCCCCGAGAACGGCATGTAAACCCCCGCCTTCAACACCCGGTCCTTGCGGCCAGTTGCCAACGCGCGGCATCTTCGGCATTCGACGTCAGCAAGGTCAACCACCATCGGGCCGAGTTCCTCGGCAGGTTTTCCGCAGCGTGCAAACCCAGGCTTATCCGGATGCGCCCAATGCGTCACCCGCTTCTCTTCGCGATTCATCCGAACGCTCGTGGAATCAGCGCGCGGACGGTCGCTACGGTGGCCGGTCCTTCATGGCTGACGGGCTCCTGTTCGAGCACGATCTCCTCAGCCTCGGTTTGCTGGCGCCCCTCGTTGGGATTGTCCGCGTCGTTCGTTCCGTCCGGTTCCACTGCGGTCCTCCGACGGCAGCGACAGCAACGCCGCCTCAAGCCGACGATGGGCCGCGTCGAGCTTTGCCAACTCGGCGAGCGCGTCTCTCAGATCGAGGAGAATTTCCTCGTGGTCGAGCGGGTCGTCATTCGTCGGCCGCGGCAACCTGCGGCAACTCCCGCAGCGCGCGTTTGCGGCGGTGCCGGAATGCTCGGTCAAAGGACTCAGTCAGTTGGCGGTGTTCACGGTCCGCGGCGCTCTCAGTGCCGTCCGGTTCCCGCTTCGCCGGCAAGTCGGGATTCGCAACTGGCGCCGCCGGTTCTTCGGCACCGGGTGCATCGAACGGCACGATGCTCGTCGTCGGCGCAATGGGCTCGATCTGCTCAATTTGCAGAACGCCATCCTTATCTCGCTCGACCTTGACGTTCGGCGCGTCCTTGAGAATTTCCGCCATCGTGTATGCGGGGATGTCAGGCCACATGACGATGTTGCCGCGGTCGATGATCACGCGGACATCACCAGCCGGCCCGATCGGCTTCTCACCGCAGTCCTGCAGGTATTGGTTGAGCGTGAACGAGCCGTTCCGCAACTTCTGGTCGCGGATGTCCTCGATCGTCTTGGAGTCGCGCATGTCGACTTGCGGGAATTCGATGTGTTGGTCGGTGATCCCGTAGCCCTGTTGCACGATGGCGTACTGGATCGCCTCCGCGAGCAAGTCCTGGAGCGGCATGGTGATGTCGTACTTCCACGTCTTGTCCTGCGATTCGCCCGTCCCGCCTCCGAGGTTGCCAGATTCGATGATGCTGACCTTGTTCGGCGGCGTGCCGTATTCGCTCACCATCTCGTCGCGCATCAGCGTCTTCGTTTTGATCAAGTTCTCAACGGACTGCTGACCGAGCGCGGTCACCTTGCCGCCACCTTTGGTGATGATCGGCGTGCCGACGCTCTTCGTCCCGCGGTTGGTCATCATGAACCGCCGGAACCACCGTTTCATCGATGCCTGCGCCATGTCCTCGGGTAAGTCGACATGCAGCCGCTCTGGGTCACCCTGACGCATGCGTTCGTTCAGCGCGGCTTGCGCCCATATCCACGTCTTCGCGGCGCCGAGCGCCTTGCGCGTCGGACCCAAGCCGTACAGACCGCGACCGCCGAGTTTAACGTGAATCACTTCGTGTGGCTTGAATGTCGCCTTCCGTTGGCTGTCGAGCTCTTGGATGTAGCTCTGCACCTTTCCGTGCTCGTCGGCATCGATGCTCATCGACGCCGCGTCAAGGTTGTACAGGGCCGCTGGGTATCCGCTGACCCACTGCACCTCAAGATATGCGTCGCTGAAGATCAGCAGGTCGGTGCAGAACTCTCGCAGCACCTGGTTGATGTTCTGGTCCGTATTGCAGAACCGGAACAGATGGATCAGCGCCACGACCTCGGGCGACGGCGTCAGGCTGGCGTTGCCGGTGATGTCGTTGTTGCTGCGTAGCGCGATGCCGCCAGCCGTCACGGCAGCCGCAATGCGGTCGACGTTCGCGCTGACCCAGATGCACGACTCGTACACCAGCCACAAATCTTCAAGCAACTCGCGCCGGTTCTTCTGCGAGCTGCGCTGCGTGCTGGTCTTCGTTCCACCTCTCGGGACGCCCCAAACGTAGCCGGTGCGGTCTGGCAGTTCCCCCGGCTCGGGTGCATCGATGTCGAAGTCGGTCTGCACCGTCGCCTCACCGAAATCGACGGGTGCGAGCGTTATCGCTGCTCTACGCGTCTCGGCGAGAAACGCCAGCGGACCGCTGGCCATCAGCTATGCCCCGGCCGTTGTAGTGGCCGCAAGTCCGCGATGTCGCCGCACGCGAATCGGACGCTCTTCTCTATGTGGATCCAGGTGCGACCACCGTTGAATGTGGTTCGCTTCATGCCGCATCGCGGGCACCGCGAACCTTCAGAAGTCCCAGTCGTCGCCGTCGTCTTTGTCGACCGTCCCAGAGCGAACCGGAACGCCAAGCGAATCCGGCAACGCAGCGAAGTCGCCCAGATCGTCATGGAGGGCAAACCTCGCGTCCTCGACATCGCCGTCATCATCAAGTTCGAGAAACGCTGCCCCGCTGCCGATCCCCATCAGTCCATAGCGCAGCGCGTCGTATGCATGGTCCTCGGCGTGTGTGTGCACGTCCTCGGGCTTGTGTGGGTCGCGCGGCAAGTCCGGCAGCGTGCGGATCAGGTTGGTGCAGTTCTCGAAGACGTGCAGACGCGGGCACTTCTCCAAGCCTTCGGCGCGGTGCATCGCACACGCCGGCGCCATCGCGAGGTAGCTGTGAACGCGCGCCTTGCCGCTCAGGCGGTCGTTGTTCGCCGGCTTGAGGTGCACACCCTCAGATGCATAGACCTTCGCGATGCTCTGAAACTGGCCACGCTTGGCCCACATGGACGGGTCGGCGCGGCGCATCGGCTGCGGATGGGGAAGGTCGTCTCGCTCTTTGCCAGCCTCGTCGACGCCTTGGCTGAGCATCTGCGCCTCAGCGGCGAGAATCTTGCGCGCCTGGTCGCTCTCGCCCACATTGGTCTCGTACAGCTCGTTGTACACCCATGCGCGGCCATCCTCGTCGATGGCAAGCCACAGCGAGCACCACGGCGCGGTAAAGCCGTAGTCGATCGCTTGGTATCGCGCCCACGACTGCGGCAGGCGCCACGGCTTGACCACGTGCCGATCGTTCCGCCACTCGCCGAACGCCTGGCCGGCGTAGACGTCCCAATCGCCCTCAAGCATGGCCGCACGGCGCGCGGGGTCCTTGATGCCTCGTAGCTTGGCTACGTACTTCTTGTCGATGTGCGGGTTGTCCGTGACCTTCGCGGGGATGAATCGAACCGATTCGCCTTCACTGTCGACGTAGGTCCGGCGTCCGTATTCGGTCCCAGTGATGAAGCGAGCCTTCACCTCGCCATGTGACAAGCCTCCGGGGTTCGAGCCGCTCTTCACGCCAAGCACAGGCAGACGGGTGTCACCGGACCGCACACGCTCCTTCAGCAGGTCACACACACCGGGCGGAAATAGGGTCCGTTCGAGCAAGAGCAAGAGCTGAAACTCGGCCGACTGGTATTTCGTCGCGTCCTCTTCGCTGTCGGCATACAGGCAGCGGATGATGGACCCGCTCGGGAACGACATCTCCCAGATGCCTTTATTCCACGTCGCGCCAAGCGTGCGGGCGAAGCCGATCTTCCGCAGCTCTGGCAGCACCTCACTGCGCAGCTCGGGGAACGTACGCCGGAAGATGGCGACCGTAATTCCCGAATGGATGGCCGCAGCCGTGACCGCCTCCATCACGAGCGCCTTCGTCTTCCCGCCGCCAGCCGCACCACCATATAGCACGTCGTCCTCGTCCGAACGGTGGAAGTCCCATTGCCGCGCCGTCGGCTCGTAGCCGAGCTTTTCGAAGATTTGCTCGCGGGTGATCGGCGTGTAGTGCGCAGCGATCCGGTCCGCAAGGTTCAACAGACGCCGACCTTCGAGTAGACGCTGAGCGCTTTGACCTCCTCGATTACGCTCTTCCACAGCGGCCAGACCTTCGGATGTTTATTCCGGATGTGGTCGCGCGTGACTTGATGCAGAATCTGCGCCTGCTCGCGGTCCTGCATCGCTTCGGCCGCCTCTTGCTCGGGCATCGTCAGATGGTCATGACAGAACCGGCACTCCCACAGCCGAACGTACCCGGTGTCCGTCATCGACGCATCCGCGAAAGCAATGGTGTCTGCCTCGCTTGCGCCGCCGCTATCAATTCGATCGCGCTGCGGATAAGGTGGGGATTGTCGCGAATCCAGGCACCCACGAACTCGTTCGAATAGCGCCGATCGTTGATGAGCCGGTCGAGCATCTCAAGGAGACTGTCGCTCACTCCCCGCCCTCCAACTCTGCAAGCACAGCCTGTAACTCACATGTCCAGCACTGGTCGGCAGCGCCCGCTTCGCAGCGCGGTCCCAATCCCTCGGCGAGGTTGTCGCAGAGACAGTGACATTTCGCAAGTTCGACGACCTTGCGAATGGCGTCGGCGTGGTTGACCAGGAAATACGCGAACCGCATGTCACCATTGCCATGCCAAGGCCACACCTCACAGCCTTCATGGTCCACCGGGTATGCCTCGACGTCACTCGTCTCATCTGGCGTACGCCAAGGACGGGGGACGTAAGTTTGCGCCGTTAATCGATCGAACTTCTTCAGGAACGTCTCAGTCATGCCTTCGTCACCTTGTCGGAATCCAGTGCAGGCCATCGCGGGCCGATCCGTCCATCTGAAAGCGAAAAAACCTCTACCTCGGCTCCAAAGTCAATTCCACCGCCCATAAACATGTTGTCGGTAATGAGCGCTTTGAAATGAGGCCCAAATCGTTCTCCTGGGAAGCGCTCCGGATTTGGCACCGGATCGCCTTCGACCACACATTCCACCATTTCCAACCAGCCGCGCATCGAGAGCCTCCCATGCTCGCCGACAGTGATCGTGGTTCCCGGTCCGGCCCAGAACACGGGGAAACCATCACGCCGGTACCACCCATGACGCTCCATAAACTCGATGAACTTTCGGCGTAGCCATTTTCTCCACTTGGTTTTCATGCGCCAGGAAGATGATCCGTTCATTCAACAATCCTCATTTGCTGCGCCTGCTGACCGATCGCGAGCCGCAGCTTCACGCGCAGCTCAGCTGCGAGGCCGGCGACTTCCATCGCACCCTCGAACATCCTGACCGCGAGCTGCGCCTCTTCCTCCTGCAACTTGGCTTCACGCTCGGCGAGACCGTCGCGTATCGCCGCAGAGCTGATCTTTGCGAGGCGGTCGCGTTCGTCGTTCCACAGCGTGACGTACGGATGCGGTTCCTCACGAAACCCGGCTGCGTGCGATCCCGTCTTGACGAGTAGCCCTTCCGGGCCGAGCTCGTCATGGATCAGCTGTGCATACGCCTGTTCCGCCATTGCGGACACCCGCACCATGCGACGGAGCTGCACCATCGGGTCATCCTCGACGTGGCCTTCCCAGGCGACTACGAGCGCGGCGGCCCGTTTTTGGATTCTCCGTTCCTCAGCTTTGCGTAGCGCTCCGGGGATCTTGCCGCCATGGAATCGGCACACCCTCTGCTCGGCCATGGGATGCTGACTGCAGGGAAGCCCTGAGCGGTTGTGTGCTTTGCAGTGCTTGTGCTCCCATCCGCACTTAGCGCAGAGCTCAGTCATCGGTCGGTCCCAGTGTCTGGATGGTTCGCGAGCACAACGTCCGCCCATCGCCTCATGAGCGTCTTGACTACCGATGAGACCGACACCTTTTCCAGCGCCGCCGCGAGCCTGATGCGGTCATAGTCGCGCTGCGACAGAGTTCGCGTCACCAACATGCGGCCGTCGCCGACAGTTCGGTCTCCGCTCTGATCTTCTGGCGCGACATATTGCTTACGAACCATCAGGCGATCCCCGCCCCCAACATCTCCGCGTTGATGTCGACGACCGCCTGCAACTCCTCATCGGTGAGCGGACGGTCGAGGATTGCTACGGGGATGAATGCGTCCAGCCGCATGGG